GGAAACCGTTGGCGTTACACCGCATTGCAGGAATTCATGCGTCGTCTCTGACGGCCAATTGAATTGAGGCCTTATGACCCGCTTCTATGGATCCATCGGATTCGCTGATGGCGAAGTGACCGCCCCTGGCGTGTCCCGTGAATCCATCGTCGAACGACCGTATCGGGGCGAGATAGCGATGCTCCCCAAATGCATAGCAGATCGCCATTTCGTTTCGAAAAACCTCCATCATGACACATTCATATTTTACTATTGAAAGGAATCATTATGACAGCTCTTACTTGGGATGATACTGGCAAGCGTCAGTATGAGATGGGTACGGATCATGGCGTATTGTACCCGATGGGTTCCGGCGGCGCCTATGAAAACGGTGTGGCTTGGAACGGCCTGACCGCCGTCACCGAGTCCCCTGATGGCGCCGAGGCGAACGACATGTACGCCGATAACATCAAGTACGCCTCGCTGCGTTCCGCCGAGACGTTTGGCGCCACAATCGAGGCTTACACCTTCCCCGACGAGTTCATTCCGTGCGATGGTGGCGCCGAGGTCACCGACGGCGTAGTCTTCGGTCAGCAGTCGCGATCCAAGTTCGGTTTCTCGTACCGCACTCAGATCGGCAACGACGTCAAGCAGGACGCCGGCTACAAGCTGCATCTGGTGTACGGTGTCACCGCTTCCCCGTCTGAGAAGTCGTATGAGACCATCAACGACTCCCCCGAGGGTATGACCTTCAGCTGGGAGATCGATACCGATCCGGTCTCCGTGGAAGGCCATCCGGAACTCAAGCCGGTGGCGTCGATCACCATTGATTCGACCAAGGTCGATAAGGAAAAGCTCACCGCGCTTGAGAAGAAGCTGTATGGCGACATTACCGGCGAGCCGACCCTGCCCCTTCCTGGCGAGGTCTATACCATGATGCAGGCAGCGGCGTAACGGAAGTGAGATGTGCGAATGCTCGAATTGACGGTTGAAGGTGAACTCTACGACGAGTCAGAGAATGAATTCATCACTGTAGGACCGCGAACCGTTCGATTCGAGCATTCGCTCCTTTCCGTGTCAAAATGGGAGTCGATCTGGAGAAAACCATTTCTTGACGACGAATCCAAAAGCATCAAGGAAACACGGTCATATTTTCGTTGTATGGCCATCGATGATATTTCGGACACCGAACTCGATCTGATCATGCTCAATCATTTTTCCGAACTTAATCATTACATCGAATCGTCGCAAACGGCAACCACAATCAATCACATGTCCAAAGGGCGTCGTTCATCATCCAAGGTGACGTCCGAACTTATCTATTATTGGATGTTTTCCGCTGGAATACCCGCGCAACCATGCGAGACGTGGCATCTCAGCCGTCTTATCACACTGATCGAGATATTCGGCGTCAAGAACTCGCCGAAAAAGAAGATGTCAAAGTCTGATGTTTCGAAAATGTACAGGGAGATGAATGCCCGACGTCGAGCAGAGACTGGGAGCAAGGGATGAAAGGAGTACTCATGGCATTGAATGGTATTGATATTGCCAGCTATCAGGCTGGTCTTGATTTTTCTAAGGTTCCTTGTGATTTCGCCATCATCAAGGCGACGCAGGGTACCGGTTACACCAACCCGGATTGTGTCCGAGCGGTTGAACAGGCCATGTCTCTCGGTAAGGGAGTTGGCGTCTATCATTATATTTCCGGTGGCAATGCAGTCGCCGAAGCAAATTTCTTCATTAATTCGATCCTTAACTGGATCGGCAAGGTGATGATCTGTCTTGACTGGGAACTCGACCAGAATTCGGCATGGGGCGATGAGTCCTATCTCGAGCAGGTAATCAATCAGGTTATCGCACGAACCGGCGTTCCTCCGATGATCTATGCGCCGGCATCCCGTTACAATCAGGTCGCTGAGGTCGCTAAACGTCATAACTGCGGACTGTGGATCGCCCAGTACGCCGATATGAATCCAACCGGGTATCAGAATACACCATGGAACGAAGGCGCTTATACCTGCGCCATCCGTCAGTATTCGGGCTCTGGTCGATTGAACGGTTGGAATGGCGATCTTGATCTTGATAAGTTCTACGGCTCGTTGGACGACTTCCGGAAGTATTACGGCAGCTCGTCGAGCGCTCCGTCCAAGCCATCGACTTCGGGTCCGTCCGGCACCACGCTTCAGCTGGCGACGTGGACGATGGAAGGTCTTTATGGCAATGGTGCAGATCGTAAGAAGAATCTCGGATCCCGATACGATGAGGTGCAGAACTTCATCAACCACATCGCCTCCGCCGATGTCAACACACTCGTCGATGAGGTCTATGCCGGTATGTATGGCGACGGCTTGACTCGTCAGACCGTGCTCGGCTCCCGCTATGACGAGGTCCAGGGTGCGATCAACGCCAACTCCGCGCAGTATTACACGGTACAGTCCAGCGACTACCTGGGTAAGATCGCCATTCAGTTCGGCACAACGGTCGATCAGCTCGTGGCATGGAACAACATCGCCAATCCCGATCTCATTTACGCCGGTCAAACCATTCGAGTCAAGTAGGTCAAAATGAGGGTGAAATTCGAAGTGTCTGGCGGTTTCACGAAGACCGAGCGGTTTCTCAACCGCATGAAGCGTCGTGAATACCTGAACGTGCTCGATGAGTTCGGCCGTGACGGCGTTCAGGCACTTCGAAACGCCACCCCTGTCGATTCCGGTGCCACGGCCGAGGCGTGGGATTACGAGATCAAACGCACCCGTAATTACACCGAGATTGTTTGGACCAATTCCAATATCAACGACGGCGTACCGATTGCCGTCATCCTCCAGTACGGTCACGGCACCGGTACCGGAGGCTATGTTCAGGGTCGTGATTATATTAATCCGGCGATCCGACCCGTATTCGATAAGATAGCCGAGAAGGCTTGGAAGGTGGTGACTTCTGCATGAGCAGCATCGACGAACGCGTCGTAAAGATGCGTCTTGATAACAGCCAGTTCGAGCAGGGTATCAACAAGACCTCCGGTCTTCTCAGCAAACTTAAGCAGGCATTAAACCTCGACAAGTCGGTCGAATCGATCAACAACGTCGATAAGGCCGTAAGCGGCGTCAGCTTCAATCCACTGACCTCCGGTCTTCAAGGAGTCCAGTCCGGCTTCAACGCCATGGGTGCCGTGGCATTCTCCGTGCTCAACCGTATGACCAATGCGGCCATTGATGCCGGGAAGAGTATCACCAACGCCTTGACCGCTTCGGTCCGTGACGGTTTCGCCGAATACGAGACCCAGATGAACGCCGTGCAGACGATTCTGGCGAATACCCAGTCAAAAGGATCGACGATCGACGACGTCAATTCGGCACTCGACACGCTGAACACCTACGCCGACAAGACCATCTATAACTTCACGGAGATGACGAGGAACATCGGCACCTTTACGGCTGCCGGTGTTGATCTTCAGACATCGGTGGATTCGATCAAGGGTATCGCCAACCTTGCGGCTGTTTCCGGTTCGAGTTCCGCTCAGGCCTCTCAGGCCATGTATCAGCTGTCCCAGGCAATCGCCGCCGGAAAGGTCCAGCTTATGGACTGGAACTCGGTGGTCAACGCCGGTATGGGCGGCGAGGTCTTCCAGAATGCCCTGAAGCGCACTGCCGAGAACTTCGGCACCAACGTCGACGGTATGATCCAGAAGTACGGATCGTTCCGAGAATCGCTGACCGAGGGCGGATGGCTCACTACCGATGTCCTTACGGAGACGTTGAAGCAACTTTCCGGAGCGTATACCGAAGCCGATCTTGTTTCTCAGGGCTATACCGAGGAACAGGCCAAGCAGATCGTCCAGTTGGCCAATACGGCCGAAGGCGCCGCAACCGACGTCAAGACATTCTCTCAGTTGATCGATACGACAAAAGAAGCATTGGGGTCTGGTTGGACCAATACTTTCGAAATCATATTCGGCGACTTCGAAGAAGCCAAGGAACTATGGTCTAGTGTTGCTAATGTTATTTCCGATGTCGTCAATCGATCGTCAGAATCGAGAAACAACCTTCTTCAGGGATGGAAGGATCTCGGCGGAAGAACCGAACTGATTGAAGGCCTGTCCAATGTCTTTGAATCCCTCGGTAAGGTGCTATCGACCGTCGGTAATGCGTTTCGGAAGGTGTTTCCTCCGACAACGTCTCAGCAACTTATGGACATTACCAAGGCGTTCACTTCGTTTACGGAAAGCCTCGTTCCTTCCGAATCGACGCTAAACAAGATCGGCCGAGTTGCTGAGGGCGTCTTCTCCGTCTTTGATATCGGCGTGCAGGCCGTCAAGGCTGTCGGCGAGGCCATCTCCACGGCATTCGGATCTGGCAGCATGGGTGGTTTGCTCGACAATCTGCTCGATATCGCCGCCGGATTCGGGGATTGGCTTGTCGGACTTGATAATTCGATCAAACAGTTTGGCGTATTCGAGGGTGCGGCCAAGGCGGTCGGTTCCGCCATCAACGGCGTGCTCGGGGTCTTCAGTTCCTTCACCGGTGGAATCTCGTCGATGGGATCTGCCATCGGATCGATCGCTTCGACAATTGGTAATACTCTTGGCGGAGCGTTCGAACGCGTCAAGAACGTCATCAGTAACGTCCTGACGTGGATCACCGACAACATCTCCGGCGGTGATATTTTCGCCGGCCTCGCCGGTGGTGGCATCTTCCTCGCTGCACGGAAGATCGGCGGTGCGTTCGATAAGATCAAGGAGGCCGTTGAAGGCCTCTTCGGTAACGGGGCTGAAAAGCTCAAGAAGGGTGCTGGCATATTCGATGAGATCCTAGACGGTCTTCAAGAATCGTTGAACGCATTCACGGGAAGCGTCAAGGCGTTTACTCTTGTAGAGATCGCCGGATCCATCGCGCTGCTTGTTAACTCGATGGAGAAGATCGCTGCCCTCAGTGGCGGTGAAGTCGTTGGCGGCGTTTCGGCCATCGGCGGCATGATGACCGAGCTTAACCTCAGTCTTAAATCGATCACGAAGACGGTGAAGGGCGTTAAGACCACCGATCTCATCAAGACCGGTGCGGCCCTCATAGAATTCGCGAAGGCTGTGGACATGTTGGCCAACGCCATGTCCACGATCGGTAATCTCAAGTGGGACGAGATCACCAAGGGCCTCACTGGCATGGGCGGCGCCATGGCTGAGCTCGTCGCTGCCGCCAAGGGTCTGAGCTACGCCAAGGTCGACCTCAAGACGGCAGGCTCGCTCATCGCCATGGCCCAAGCGGTCAAAATGGTGGCAGATCCGCTCAAGAAGCTCGGTAACATGAGCTGGGATCAGGTCGGCAAGGGCCTATCTGCCATGGGCGGCGCCCTGACGGAGATGGGCACGGTCACCGGTCTTCTCGGCCGATTCGGCAAGCACAACATTTCCGCTGCTGTCAGCATGGTCATTACGGCCAAATCCCTTGGTGATATCGCAGATGCATTCGGGTCGTTCTCCAGCTATGACTGGGGCGAGATCGGACGTGGTCTTACCGCCATGGGCGGCGCTTTGGGTGAAGTCGGGCTCGTTACCGGCGCCTTGGGCAAGCTTGCAGGATTCTCTGGAATTCTGGGCAGCGGTTCCATTTACATTACAGTGCAGTCCCTTGGTGATATTGCCAAAGTATTCGGTGAATTCACTCAATACGACTGGGGTGAAATCGGACGTGGTCTGACGGCCATGGGCGGTGCCCTTGGTGAGGTCGGACTCGTCACTGGAGCCCTTGGAAAGCTCGCGGGCTTCTCAGGCATCATCGGTGGTGGATCGATTCTTATCACAGCGCAGAGTCTCGGCGACATCGCATCGGCGTTTGGATCGTTCACTCAATACGACTGGGGTGAAATCGGACGTGGTCTGACGGCCATGGGCGGTGCTTTGACCGAGGTTGGTGTCGTATCCGGCGCTTTGGGTAAACTCGCTGGTTTGTCCGGAATCATCGGATCTGGCTCCATAGTTCTTACTGCTCAGGGTCTTGGGGATATCGCATCGGCGTTCGGATCGTTCACTCAATATGACTGGGATGAGATCGGACGCGGCCTTGTTGCCATGGGCGGTGCTCTCGGCGAGATTGGTGTCGTATCTGGTGCATTGGGTAAACTCGCGGGTTTGTCTGGATTGATCGGAGCCGGTACGATCAATCTCACCGTGCAAGGTCTTGACGAGATTGCCCAAGCGTTCAATTCGTTCTCTCAGTATAGCTGGGACGAGATCGGACGCGGCCTTGTTGCTATGGGCGGTGCCATGGGTGAGGTCGCCGCTATATCCGGAGCGACAGGTGCCCTGACCGGAATCGCCGGTCTGATGGGTGCCGGTACGATTACACTCGCTTCACAGGGCCTGATCGATCTGGCGACCGCATTCGGTAAGTTCGCCGAATTCAATTGGGATGAGATCGGTAGGGGTCTGACGGCCATGGGCGCCGCGATGGGCGAGACCGCGCTTGGCGGCCTGCTCAACACCTTCTCCGGATTCGGTGCCAGTGCCATCGAGAAGATGGCCGCTCCGCTCGGAACGCTCGCTGATTCCATTAAGAAGTGGGAAGGCGTGGCCGTTCCGGACGATCTGGCCGATCAGCTCGGAAGGATCGCCGATGGCGTAGGCAAGTTCACGATGGCTGGATGGGGCAGCGATACCGTTGCCAACATCGCCCAGCCGATGAACGTCCTCGCTGATGCGGTGGCCAAGTGGTCGACGATCACGTTCCCGACCGATATCGCAACGCAGCTTGGCTCGTTGGCCAGTGGAGTCGAGGCGTTCACACTGGCCTTTGCTGGTGGATGGTCGCTCAATGCCGTGGTCGGTCCGCTTGGAACGCTCGCCGATTCCGTTAAGAAGTGGGACGGCGTTGAGGTTCCCGGTGGCATTCAAGGCAATCTCACCGCTCTTGCGAACGGCGTGAAGGCGTTCACGCTTGCATTCGCCGGCGGCTGGTCGATTGACGCCGTCATTGGCCCCTTGGGACAACTGCCAGGGGCCGTTAAGAAGTGGAACGGCGTGGAGGTTCCTGGCGGCATTCAAGGCGATCTCACCGCTCTCGCCAATGGTGTGAAAGCGTTCACGCTGGCCTTTGTTGGTGGATGGTCGATAAATGCCGTCATTGGCCCCTTGGGACAACTGGCAGGGGAAGTCAAGAAATGGAACGGCGTTGAGGTTCCTGGAGGAATTCAAGGCAATCTCACCGCTCTTGCCAATGGCGTGAAGGCGTTTACTGGTATCGGATCCGGAATCGCGGAATCCATGTCGAATGCCGCTTCCGGGATTCGATCCATTGCTACGGCGGCAACTAGTTTGTCGGCGGCAAACCTGTCTGATATATCGACCCAGATTTCGACGTTCGTAAGTTCTCTGAATACCAGCACATTACCGGCTGACGTTTCGGCGTTCGCAACTCAGTTGAGTTCTGCCATGACCACGTTGGGTAATACGGTGTCGACCAATGCCGCCACTATCAGATCGGCCTTCTCGTCGCTTCGCACCCAGATAACCACTGCAATTTCGGGACTCGGATCGATCGTCTCTTCGAATATGAGTTCCGCATCAAACGCGGTATCATCGGGCGCAAGCATGATCTCGAGTGGATCCGGCGCCATCGGAGCTGCGTTCAATCGAATGACATCGATCGCAAGAAGCCAGCTGACGGTATTTTCCAATACCGTTCGTTCGTCCCTCACTCAGGGGGCTTCTTCGGTTCAATCCTCTGCGCCTCAATTCCTTTCGTCTGGCAAGCAGGTAACTGAATCGTTGACTAATGGTTTGAAGACCGGTCTGAATCAGATTCCGACCATGTTCAATTCGACGATCAGTTCCGCGACTTCAAGCCTTCGATCATTTAGAAGTTCATTCTATTCTGCTGGAACCTATGTCGCTCAGGGATTCACATCGGGCATCAGTTCACAGGTAACTATCGCAGCCGAAGCTGCCGCACGACTCGCAAACGCAGCGTCCTCAGCAGCAAAGGAAGCGCTTGACATTCATTCGCCTTCGAAGGTGTTTGGTTGGATTGGTGAAATGACGGTCGATGGCTTCGTCAACACGGTTGATGGGATGACGAACGATGTCCGGAAGTCCGGATACGGAATGGCCGAGTCGGTTATAAACGGGTTCAACGAACTTGACACGTCAAACATCTCAGATCCGTCAATTCGTCCGGTAATGGATTTGTCCATGGTCAGACGTCAGGCATCCGAATTGTCTTCCGTGCTCAGCATGTCGACGAACCCGATCAAGGCCGATATCGATTTCGTTGGTCGTTTGGATCGTCAAAATGGTGGGAATTATCAGGCAAAGATGTTCGATCGTTTGATTTCCGCAACCGATAAGAACGCAAAGGAACTATCGGATCTTCGTAGCGATCTTTCTCGGTACAACGATTCGATTGCTGGCCAGGAAACGGCCGTGTATGTCGACGGCAAGAGACTAGCCAGTAGCATCGCCAAACCGATGAACCAGCAGCTTGGCATTCGATCAAGGAGAGGAAGTCTGTCTCGAATATGAGTTATCCGGATTATCCCAATAATCGGCTCATCGTTGACGGAGTCGATCTTACGATCCGGTTCCAGATGGCCCTGCTTGATGGATATACACTATCCCCGCCGGAACCAAAGACCTATACGGTCGATATTCCCGGCGGGGACGGCGTTATCGACTTAACCAGTGCCCTGACCGGAGACGTTGCTTATAAGAATCGTAAACAAACGTTTCCATTCATGGTGGTCAATCCTGATTCATTCGAACGGGTGAAGACCGATGTCAGCAACTTCCTTCACGGAAAGGAATTCGACTATCAGATCACCATGGATCCCGGGTATACGTATCATGGCAGGTTCTCGGTCACCGAGTACTCTCATACCCTGTATGCCTACCCGGGCCTTGTCGGCATCTTCACCATCGAAGTGGACGCCGACCCCTACAAGTCCAAGGGTCTCCAGACCTACAAGCTCAACGCCACCGGTGGAAAGATGTTTCGTCTCGAATCCGGAAGGAAGCCCGTGCATCCGATTATCGAGTGCACGCAACCTTGTCGTGTTCGTTGGAAGAATGTCGTCACCGTCGTCCCGGTCGGAACTTATCGACTCAATGACGTGCTGTTCACTCAGGGTTTCAATGAGATCTACATCAACAGCCGTGAGCTGTTCAATACGAGCTGGGCCGATCTCGGCTCCAACGGCACCTATGCCATGACCTGGGACTCGGCCTCCTCGTACCGATGGGATGACATCCAACGAATGGATGGCAACATCATCGACGTTCCGAGGCAATGGTCCGAGATCTCCGATCGGCGGTGGGAGGCGCTCGCCGAGAAGACGTGGGCTGACCTTGATTTTCGAACCGAGGAGGCACCGGACACCTCTGTATATTTGTCCTACGATTGGAAGGATCTGTAATGGCTACCGCTAACCTGGGTCTCGAATCCGTCGATCCGTCGGATTACGTCTCCCCAATTCCATTCAACACTAATTTCGAGAAGCTCGACGCCCTCGGACTGGACTACGTCACCGAATCCGGAA